TGAGCTATTTAATTAGTAGTGGAAGTACATATATGTTATCTACAAGTAAAATGACAGGCAGTACTACTAGTTTAAATTTTGACGACATCGTTTCTGTAAAAGCAGAACCTTCAGGAGGGGCGGCTAATATAGAATATTTTATAGCTACAACATAATACAATAAAATATGAATATACCAATATGGCCTGGTTCAAGTTCATTTTTCCCTGGAGAAACTCCATTTGGGTTCTATGACTACGATTATCAATTTCAACAAGATGCGGATAAAGTAGCAAGATTTTGTGCTTTACGTTTAGGATATCCTATTGAAAACGTTGAATTACAGGCCACAAATTTTTATACTGCTTTTGAAGAAGCAATCACCGTTTACGGTAACGAATTATACGCTTATCAATTAAGAGACAACTACTTAACATTAGAAGGAGCATCAACTTCATCAAATGTCAACCAAGCACTAGTTACCCCAACTATGGCAGGTATTGTTAGATTATCTGAACAATACGGAGAAGAAGCAGGAGTTGGAGGAAATGTAACGTGGTACAGTGGTTCTATTCCGTTAACGGCAAGTGTTCAAACATATGACCTAAAAAAATGGGCAACAGAACAAAACATTACAGGTGGAATAGAAATTAAATCTGTATTTTATCAACCTTTACCTGCTGTTTCACAATTATATTCTCCTTATTTAGGAGGATTTGCTGGTTTAGGTGGAGTACCTGCTATAGGATCTGTAGGATTAGGATACGGATACGGAACATATACAGGCTATCTTATGATGCCTTTAAGTTTTGGTCTCCAAACTATCCAATCTATTGAAATGAACAACCAGGTTGGATTTTCAAACTATACATTCGAATTAGTTAATAATCAACTAAAAGTATTCCCTATCCCAGGAACTGGAGATGACGGTGTTAATTTATGGTTCTACTACATAAAAGATGATGATAGAATTAATTCCGCTTTTAGTGATACTAGTGGTAATAAAATTAATAATTTATCCAAAGCACCTTATGGTAACCCTGTTTATTCACAAATAAACTCTGTAGGTAGATCTTGGATATTCGAATATACTTTAGCACTAGCAAAAGAAATGTTAGGATATGTTAGAGGAAAATACACACAAATTCCAATCCCTGGAGCTGAGGTTACACTAAACCAATCAGATTTACTATCCTCAGCAACATCAACAAAAGAAGCATTAATAACAAAATTAAGAGAATATTTTGACTCAACCTCTCGTCAGTCTTTGCTTGAACGAAGAGCAGCAGAATCAACTGCTCGCCAACAAGAATTAAATCAAAGCCCAATGACAATTTATATCGGTTAATTATGGCACTTTTTGGACAAGCACGCGACATTTCAATGTTCAGATATGTCAACCGCGAGTTGATGGGCAATATTATATCGCAACAGATAATTTATTATCAATACGAATTAGCACAAACTAAAGTAAACATATACGGTGAAGCGGCTGAAGCTAGAAATTTTCTAGATCCCGTAATACTATTTGCTCTTATACAACCTACAGACTTTAATTATCCTGAAAGCGATTTTGGTGTGGATTTTGAATGGCAAGTAACGTTTAAATTCTTAAGAGACGATTTAGTAGATGCTGGTATAGTTCCTGAAATAGGAGATGTAATCATGTACCAAAACGGATATTGGGAAGTAGATGGGACAAACGCTACTCAATTCTTTGTAGGTAAAGATCCACAATACCCTTACACTGATTCAAACGGAAACAATCCACTAAACCCAGGATTAGACCAATTTGGCTATAACACTTCAGTAATATGTAAATGTCATTATGTTCCTGCTGATCGCCTTGGTATTATACCTCAACGCTTATAAAGATGCCTAGAAAACCTACTCCTAAAACCCAAAGAGAAATTAGCAAATCTCAACACATTGCTACTGATGTGCAAATGGGAAACCCAAATAACTCTGCTCAAATTAACAACAGAGCAACGCAAGTTTCTTGGAAGGGAGACGATGTAAAACCATTTTCTATAGGCATCCAAGACATAGATGAAGCAATATTTTATTACTTTGATAATGTTATAAAACCTTTTGTCATACAAAACGGAGAAAGATTACCTGTTCCTGTAATATACGGTTCACCTGAAAAATGGAAATCATTTCAAAAAGATGGATATTACAGAGATGAAAAAAATAAAATTATGGCTCCGCTAATTATGTTTAAGCGTGATTCTTTAGATAAAAACAGATCTATAGCAAACAAATTAGACGCCAATAGCCCCAATAATTATCAAATATTAACCAAACCATACGATAATCGCAACGCTTACAGTCAATTTGCCGTGTTAAACAATCGTAAACCGGAAAAACAATATTATGCCGTTGTTGCCCCTGATTATGTTACATTGACGTATAGTTGCGCTGTATTTACATATTATATCGAACAGCAAAATAAAATAGTTGAAGCCATTCAATACGCATCTGATGCATATTGGGGTAATCCTCAAAGGTTCCAATTTAAAGCCATGATAGATTCTTTTGCTTTCCAAACTGAATTATCCGCAGATAATGAAAGAGTTGTTAGAAGTACCTTTAGTTTAAAAATTAACGGATATATAGTTCCAAACACAATCCAAAAAGATACAACCGCTCTCAATAAATTCTCAAACAAAACTCAGGTCCTTATCTCAGAAGAAGTAGTCACTAATATAGCTCCTTAACTTTTCTTTAAATAGTTATGTATATTTCTAATATTTATAAGGGATAACCTGAACCTGAAGTTTAATGGCTGAAAATAGAATAAGTGGCAACAATAGACTAGATCCTACCGATAAAGGTCGTGGATTTTTTGACCAGTCACTAGGCTTTAATAAATATAATTTACCCATTATAGAAGAAGGATGGCAAGATTATGTATTAACTATAGACGATAACGGGGTTGTATCTTTAGTAGCACGAGGTGGAGGATCATCAGGAGGATCAGGTACATCAGGTACATCGGGTACATCAGGTACTAGTGGAACTTCTGGATCATCAGGAACACAAGGATCATCAGGAGTAGCCGGCACTTCAGGTACATCCGGAGAAACCTCAGGTACTTCAGGAGTATCAGGCTCAAACGGAAGCTCAGGACTTTCAGGCTCTTCCGGTTCCTCAGGTTCATCGGGTTCAGATGGTTTAAGTGGCCTATCAGGACAATCGGCCACCTCAGGTACATCAGGTACATCCGGTTCTTCAGGTACCTCAGGTATTTTAGGTACATCAGGTTCTTCAGGTGCTTCCGGCTCATCAGGGTCTTCAGGTACATTCGGTTCTTCAGGTACTTCTGGTTCATCAGGTTCAAGTGGAAGCTCAGGTTCATCAGGTTCAAACGGAAGCTCAGGTACTTCAGGCTCTTCCGGTTCCTCAGGTTCATCAGGTTCAGATGGTTTAAGCGGCCTATCAGGACAATCAGCCACTTCAGGTACATCAGGTACATCCGGTTCTTCGGGTACCTCAGGTATTTTAGGTACATCCGGTACTTCAGGTTCATCGGGATCTTCAGGTACTTCAGGTTCATCAGGCTCATCAGGCTCAAACGGAAGTTCAGGTACTTCAGGGGCTAGAGGTTCTTCAGGTACTTCAGGTTCATCAGGTTCATCAGGCTCAAACGGAAGTTCAGGTACTTCAGGTACATTCGGTTCTTCAGGTACTTCTGGTTCATCAGGTTCAAGTGGAAGCTCAGGTTCATCAGGTTCAAACGGAAGCTCAGGTACTTCAGGAACTAGAGGTTCTTCAGGTACTTCAGGTTCATCGGGTTCATCAGGCTCAAACGGAAGTTCAGGTACTTCAGGAACATTTGGTTCTTCAGGCACTTCAGGTTCGTCGGGTTCATCAGGCTCAAACGGAAGTTCAGGTACTTCAGGTACATTCGGTTCTTCAGGTACTTCAGGTTCATCAGGTTCATCAGGTTCAAACGGAAGTTCAGGTACTTCAGGAACATTTGGTTCTTCAGGTACTTCAGGTTCATCAGGTTCAAACGGAAGTTCAGGTACTTCGGGTACATTTGGTTCTTCAGGTACTTCAGGTTCATCAGGTTCATCAGGCTCAAATGGAAGTTCAGGTACTTCAGGTACATTTGGTTCTTCAGGTACTTCAGGTTCATCAGGTTCAAGTGGAAGTTCAGGCTCCTCAGACTCGTCGGGTTCATCAGGTTCATCAGGTTCAAGTGGAACTTCAGGCTCATCAGGCTCTTCAGGCTCAGATGGTTTAAGTGGACTATCAGGACAATCAGCAACCTCCGGTACTTCAGGTACATCAGGTTCATCAGGTACTTCAGGTGTATCAGGTTCATCAGGTACATCTGGTACCTCAGGTTCTTCAGGTTCATCGGGTTCATCAGGTTCATCAGGTTCATCCGGTTCATCAGGTGTATCAGGTTCAAATGGAACTTCAGGTTCACGAGGCTCTTCAGGTACATCAGGTTCATCGGGTTCATCGGGTTCATCAGGTTCAAATGGAACTTCAGGTTCACGAGGCTCTTCAGGTACATCAGGTTCATCAGGTTCATCCGGTTCATCAGGTATATCAGGTTCAAATGGAACTTCAGGTTCACGGGGCTCTTCAGGTTCATCCGGTTCATCCGGTACAACAGGTTCATCAGGTTTAAGCGCTCCTAGTGGTACTAGCGGAATAAGTGGAAATGCATTTGTTTTTGAACCCAGATATGCAGTGTATGCTTCATCATCTACTTTAATACAAAGTACTAATTTAATATATTTTGACTTATTAAGTACCCCTAATGAAATAGGAATAAGCCCGGGCGCGTTTACAACAGCGTCTGCACAACCTTCTGCTATATTACATATTTCAGGAGCTTCTAATCATAGTTTATTTAAAATACAGTCTCCTGCTTCATCTTCTATTCTATTTGTAAGCGGTAGTGGGCAAATTGGTATAAACACAGATTTTCCTACTGCTTCACTTCATATTAGTGGTGCTAATACCGCTAATCTGCTTAGGATACAATCACCTGTTTCATCTTCTATTCTATTTGTAAGTGGTAGCGGCAACGTAGGTATAAATACAGAAACACCAAATTATACTTTAGATGTAAATGGAAATATAAATACTAATGCTAGTTTAATAGGAAATAATTTATTTGTTAATAGGGCTAGAGTGTATCTTACTGCTAGTTTTGGTGCAAGTGGTATTGATTTTCCACCAACAGCTATTATTCATATAAGTGGTGCTTCTGCTGATAATCTATTTAGAGCAAGCTCCCCAACTAACACTGATATCTTATTTATAAGTGGCAGCGGTAGAGTAGGTATAGGAACATCACTTCCTACAGCTTCTTTCCATATCAGCGGAGCAGCAGCAGATAGATTACTTCATGTGAGTTCACCTTCACAAGCAAATATATTGTTTGTTACTGGTAGTGGTAGAGTAGGTATAGGTACAGATACACCGTCTGCATTATTTGAGGTTCGTACTAGTAGTGCAACTAAAATATTAGCTCAGGCTGGTGGTAGTGTTGGAATCCAAACAAACCCAACTGAATGGATAGATTTATACTCAGACCCTGCTGGTAATAAGCATATTCAAATAACTGCCGATCAAAATGCTCTTGACCCCCCAGTATATGCTGGGCCCCCCAATAATATCTATGGTACATTAAAACAAAATAGTGATGTTCTAGGCACTCCAGATTATTGGATGGAAATAAAATTAGGTGCCGCGGGAGGAGGAATAGTTCTTATCCCGTGTTATTTACCTGCATAGTATGTTCATTAAACCTACACCCGAACTCCTCCAACAAATTAAAGATAGTGGTAAGCCCGTTATTCAAATTACTATGGAAGAATTTCAACAAATAGCATCTAAAGGCAAATTACTAACAAACGAAGAAGTAAGAGATAAACTAATAAAAAATTTGGAGAACCAAAAATAGTTTTATATATTAATGGTTATGAAAAAACTATTGTATATAGCTCCTCATTTATCAACAGGAGGTTTACCCCAATATCTTTATAAAAAAATAGAACTTTTACAAGGAGAATTTGATATATACCTTGTAGAATGGGATAACCATACCGGAGGAGTATTAGTAGTACAACGAAATAAAATTACAAATTTATTATCTTCTGATCATTTTTTTACTCTAGGAGAAGACAAAACAGAACTTTTTTATATCATAGACGCAATTAAACCAGACATAATCCATTTAGAAGAAATACCAGAATTTTTTATGGATTATGATATAGCGAAACAAATATATAATACAAATCGCTCATATTCTATTGTAGAAACATCTCACGATTCATCTTACGATACAACACAAAAGAAATTCTTCCCCGATAAATTTATGTTTGTATCAAATTGGCAAATTCAACAATATAAAGATATAGACGTACCTAAAATATTAGTTGAATATCCAATTGAGTATAAAGAACGCCCTAATAGAGAAGAAGCATTAAAAGCACTAGGACTAGATCCAAACAAGAAACATATTCTTCACGTAGGGTTATTTACTCCACGTAAAAATCAAGCAGAATTTTTTGAATACGCGCGGGCTTTACCTGAATATCAATTCCATTGTGTTGGAAACCAAGCAGATAATTTTAAGCATTACTGGGAACCCTTAATGGAAAATAAACCCGATAATTTAACTTGGTGGAATGAAAGATCAGATGTAGATAGTTTCTATAGTGCTATGGATTTATTTTTATTTACCTCTAAAGGCAATAATAACGATAAAGAAACAATGCCCTTAGTAATACGTGAAGCTATCTCATGGCAACTTCCTATATTAATATACAACCTACCAGTATTTCTAAACTATTTTGATAAATTTAGTAATATACAGTATATAGAATTTAACAATTTTGAAGAAAATTGTAATAAAATAAAAAATATGTTCCATACAACAACCTCAGATGATTTTGAATTATCTTTTGAAAGTCCAAATAAAATTAATTTCTTTTATAAAAAAATAGAAAATTTTGAATGTAAAGTTGTAATAAAAGAAAAATATTCTAATGCTCCTATGTATTGGTTTAATGCCTCCTTTGTACATT